GTATTCTTTAACCATGTTATATAATATTTCTCTGTCTTTTTGAGACATTCTCGCATTTTCAATCACATTCCCTCGGAATTGATCATTGATTTCTCTAGGGAAGTTGTCATTATATCGTTTCATTTAAACCCTCCTTTATTCTGTCCATTCAAATTGTGCATATATCCAGTTACTGTTGCTACTTCCAGATTGATTTGAGCTATCGATATAGACATTCAAAGCACCATTTCCTCGGATTTCAACCATGATAGGTTGTCTACCACTACCTGATCTAGAATAAAAAACTTGCGTATATTTCATAAATCCAGTAGGTAACTGTGCAATCTGTTCACCGTTTGTAAAATTACGTATATTAACACGTATCATTTTTCTTGTGATTCTCTTTTCGCCACGTTCACCATATTGATGTACGATTTCTCGAATTCCACAACTAAATCCGTCAGTAGCATATAAGCCATTTTTAGGGGGACCTACTTGATACTCAATCCACCCTGAATCTCTAATAGATGTCGCTAAATCGTAAATGCTATTTTGTAGGTCTAATTGCCATTGATAGTATTCTTCAAAACCATCTAAACCATCAACATGTGCTCTTGTATAGAATTGTTCCCCACTTTGATCGCGCGCCATTTTGATTTCTACATCTCTACTCATCAACCGTCACCACCCCAGTTGAAACCCAACTAGTGCCATTACCTACATTGTTAGCAGTGCCACTACCATACTTGAGTGCACTTTTGACATTACGCACATTACGATTAATGAGTTGTTGTATCTGCACAATATCTTTACGTGAGTTACTAAATTCTATTTCAACAGGTACATTCATAATTGGATGTGATTCTGTTAACTTCACAACTTTTAAATCAGTGTCATATTGTAATGGTTTGTGTTTGAGGTGTATTTTGTGATTCTCTTGTATCTGTTCATAACCTAAATAGTTGGTTGATACTTCGACAACAGGTTCGTCAACTAATTGTTCTTTAAGTAAGGCTTCAAGTTCGTCAAGACTTTCAACATTGTCATCAAAAACAGTAGCTGCTTTCATATGACCAAACACATTATAATTTTTAGACTTAACTTGTTTATAGAATTTATAGATATCCTTACCTTTTAAAACAGCCGTAATATTAAATAATGTTGATTTTTCTGTTCCAACATAACCTGTCGGTTTTTTAGATTTATAATCAATTTTGTTGTCTTTACCTCTGAATATACCTTTAAATGTATGAGGTCCTTTTGATAAGTTCTTAGCAATGACTAACGGTTCAGTAATTGTACGTCTAGACCACGCACTCATTGTTTCATAAAATTCTCCGTCTAAATAAAAGTCCCAAACGCCACCTAGTTCTCCTTTTTTGAAGTTAAACATCAGTGTTTCATTGCCCCATCGACAATCAATTTGTACTTCAAAAGATGCCCCAACTGATTCAGTGCGCCATGTACCCGTTTTAATAAAGTTACCTTTAAAATTAAGTGCAGGCGTTTTAATCGGATTATAGTTCTTCGTTTCTTTTGTTGTTTTCTTTAAACCATAACCTTCAATGATTGTTTTCATTTCTGTAGTACTTACAGATGCTTGTACTTCGTCAGTATTATATTTATACATGATCACTTCATCTGACATCTTATAAAATGTCGCTTCATCATAAATATAAATTGTTTTATTATCTGCGAAATAGATATAGCCAAAGAGTTCAGCACCTTCAACTAAATACTCTAATCCGTTTTTATTACCTAATTCGTCTATCACAACGCGTTTATCAAACTTGCCTTTAATCACGTATTTAAATCCTAATGGATTATTTCTAAAACCAAAATCTAGATATTGCTCCAAAGTATATTTAGGTTTTTCTTCTTCTGTTACATCGCCATTCATTTCTTCGTTTTCAATATCTTTATCGATATAATGATTTTGAAATTCCATAAAAATATGCTTACCAACAATTTCGTTAGTAAGCATGAGATTATTTGATTTAACCGATGTTGATTTAATAATGTAATCTTGACCTTTCCACTTTAAAATAGCTTCGTTCTGTAACATATTAAATACATCAGCATTATGATTTGTTTTTAAGGCAGTGAATGATATTTGACGTTCGTTGTTCTTCTCATATTCATATTTAAATGAACTATAATCAAAATCAATTAATATCTCACCCATCGTTCGTTTACGATCCATAACAATTAAGTTATACAAATATCATCACCTACCTATATACATAATTAAATGTAAATTTGATTTCTTTAACTATTACGCCATCACCTAATACTTCAAAATCATTATAACCAGGGGCTAACGTGATATATTCCCAATTAGTATCAATCCCACATCGTTTTTTATTCTTAAAGGGATATACACCATTGAGTATAACTGTGTCATTATCTCGTAAAGCCTTTTTATACTCAAACTTATTACCAGTTGTTTTATTATGAAGAATAAAACCATTTGGTGCTTTGATATTCATTGTAATTATTAAATGATGACCATTAACTGGTGTTACGGAATAGGAAGAACCATTATAAATTTGGAATCTTCTTTTATGATGCGTATACTTTATATTTTCATCAGTAACTAAACCATTTCCAAATTGCCAATAATCACTATTTAAACTAAAATCATCTGTTGTCAAAATAGATTCAGAATGACCTTTATATGCTGTATAGGTTATATCAATATCACTAAACCTAACTGCAAATGGTGAGGGACTAACTTTTGGAGTTGGTAATACTGCATACTTTAAACCTGGCATTTTACTGAATATTAAATAATATGGTTCATATCTTTGTATTTTTTGTTCTAATTGAAAACAAAACAAATCTAAGTCGATACTATCTAACCCTGTATACCTAAATTTCAACGTTATATCAAAAGGTCCAAAAGTAGTAACTGAAGGTTTAGCACCATCTACACCATTCATTTCAGTAATTTCAGTTTTACCATTTATTTCTGGTTTATCAAATCCTAAAAATTCAAAACGGTCATTCTCTAAAAGATTGACCGTTTCATTTTCCATAATTAACTTAACCCACTTATTATTTTTACACGTCATTTATACACCACTCATTCCTAGGTTATAACCTGCATTCCTAGCCATATTACCTTGAATATTATTTACGTTTTTCGTTATTTCTTTGCTGTCCAAGAATACTTTTGTATTCTTGTTAGCAATTCTATTAGTATCTCTATTATTAATAGATTGAAGATTATTACCTTCATTGATAGCACTATATATACCGCGAAGTAATTCTGCTTCTTCAGAAAATCCAAGCATTTCTCCTGTTCTATCCCAAATCACTTTACTTCTAGCTTTCATTGAAGGATCATGACTAATAACTGATTCACTAAAGCCACCTTCTGCCAACCATGCTATTTCAGGAGAATTAATTATGCCACCTTCAGCATATCCATGTCCTTGACCAATAGTTGCTAACAGTCTTGAACCGTATGTGTTTTTAGCATAGTTCATACCAGCTACTAAGTTGTGCAGAGGATTCCAAATATTACCCATACCCTTACCTTTATATGCAGAAAAAGTACCTGGTTTAACTTGTACAAGACCCATTGCGTTACCATCGGATAGCCCGTCATTTCCACCCATTGCTTTGGCATTGCCACCAGATTCAGTCATAATTTGTTTAGACCATGCATTTATATATGCTGGCGTAACAGGAAGTCCAGCAAGTTTTAAAGCACGAATGATAGTACTCTTGTAATTACTACCTTTTGTATTACCACCCATACCTTTCAGTACTTTTACGGGATCTAATGTATTAGTATTAGTTAAAAATGGTGTTGGTCCTTCTTCAACTTGTGTATGCAAATGAGGACCAGTTGTATTAGCTCCACTATTTCCAGTAACAGCTATTGTTTCTCCTTTTTTAACCATACCTTCTTTTAATATTTTACTTAAGTGGACGAAATACATTGCAATTTTACCTGCAGCTAATCGTAAAATATTACCTCCACCAACATCATGTTGTTTAGTAGCTTTACCACTCATAGGAGCTTGTATTTTATCAAAGACATGAGGTGTATCAATTCCATAATGACGCCCACCGTTTATTGATAATGGATATCCAGGCAAAGGCTTATTAGGACTATAACCATATGAAACACCCTTACTTAAAATACCTGAGCCATCAATATCTCCACCACTGGTTTCTTCAAACCATTTAGAAAACATTTTTTGGACTCCACCAGTAAGTTTTTTATACATTTTCCCCATCATTTGACCAGGTACTGCTTTAATACCACTAAAGTCCACACCCATCATGTCCATAACTTTGTCGACAAGTTTTCCTGGGTTTTCCATGTAATCGAAAACATCACCAATTACTGAATCGAATTTATCTTTAACTACTTTTCCGGCAGCTTTACCAGCAGTTTTTACACCTTCAACACCATCACTAACTTTTTTGATAGTTTTAGAGTGTTTATTAGCTTGCTTACCTAAAAACTTTCCAGATGCTTTACCTAATTTGTTTGTTAAGCTTGTACCATCTGAATATCTAGGAAGGTTATTCATACTAGCATATGTCTGTGTGCCATTTTCAACCACTGTACCTTTAGGTAAATATGCTAATGTATCTGTATCTGGCGTAATAACTGTTTTTCCGTTTGGATATCGAATAGTTTCATGTCTAAATCCTTTTGGTCCATTTCCTTTACCTTTATCTCCTACTATCGCCATAGTATCTTCAGCAATAGCACCATTTCGAGTCCCAGTTGAAAGTTTAATAGGTTTAATCATTTCTTTACCTAAACCTAATTTATCTCCAACTTTATTAACTCCGCCGATCATTTTATTCAATCCACCAATAGTGTGTTCTTTAATTCCAGAAGCAAGCTTTTTAGAGTTTTCAACAACACTATTTTTCATACCTATTACCATGTCTTTAATGCCATTAACAAAACCTTTTATACCATTTTTCATTTTCCCAAATGTATTAACGACGCTATCTTTCATGGTTTTCGCCATATTTACTGCACTATTTTTTATTGATTTCCAACTGTTACTTGAAAAATGAAGGGTTTTATTTAATATGCCTTTTACACTTGAGAATAGTCCGTTGAACTTACTCTTAATGTTATTCCATAAATTTTGAGCAATTGAAGTTACTTTATTCTTTAAGTTATTCCATAAATTGACTGCAAAATTTCTAATAGAATTAAAGATGTTTTTTACTGATTTAAATAACCCAGTAAATTTTGCGCGAACATTAGTCCAAAGTATCTGTGCAAGTGCAACGACTTTATTTTTAATTAAAGCCCATGTATTAGATAGCCAATTTTTTATAGAGGTCGTGATTGATTGTATAGATTTGTTTAGACCCAAGAATTTTTGTTTAACTGAATTCCAAATAGATTGGGCAGTTTTACCTATGAAGTTTTTTATAAAATTCCAACCTTTTGTAAATACACCTTTCAACAAGGACATTCCAAGTTTTGCTACTTTAACAATTTTTCCGACAAACCAAAGTTGTACTAAATTCCAAATTAATTGAACTACACCTTTTAGAACTTGAACTAATCCATTCCAAGCGCCTTTCCAATTTCCAGTTAACAAACTGCTGAAAATCTTGATTGTTCCTAGTATGATGTTTAAAGCACCTTGGATTACACCTTTTATGTTATTCCAGACACTAACAACTATTGCTTTTATGGCTGGCCACAATAATTTCATTAAATTCCAAATGAGTGTCATAATTGGGCGAATTACATTTCCCCATATAAATTTAAATACAATAGAAATTATGTTTCCAATAGTTCTGACGGCTTGAGTTATTTCAGCACCATTTTGTTTCCAAAAAGCAGAAAGTTGTTGACCGATTTGAAGTCCAAATGATTTAACTGCATTTATAACTTGGAAAAAGATTCTTTTAACTGTATCTGCAAAGGTAGTTAATCCAACTACTACATTAGGAGGTAATATTTTAGATAATGTAATCACACCATCTTGACCATTACCTTTGAATAATTGGAAAAAGCCTTTAATAATATTGCCAATTGTAATAAATGTATTTTTAACACCATTTAGTGCTGCATTAACAACGTTTCTGAATGTTTCTGATTTTTTATATGCAACAACAAAAGCTGTTCCTAAAGCGATAATGCCTAACGTTATCCACCCAACAGGTCCAGATATTAAACTTAGAGCAGCACCTAGTTTTGGAAATACTTTTGTGATGCCAACTATTGCACCTTCTGAACTTTTAGCAGCAGTACTGAATTTCGCAAAGAACTTTAAGAACTTACCAAAAGGACCAAATATAGCTCCTATTACTCCCGTTAATTTACCGAAGATAGTTAGAACTGGACCAATGCCAATAAGTATTAAAGTACTCCATTTCATAATACTTGCTATTAATTTTTGCGTATTTGTATCCAAACTGTTATACCATGAAACAATACCTTTGATTCCATTAATTACTTTATCGAATACAATACCTAAAGATTCGCCCCATTTAGCAGCTGAACCTTCCATGCTATCGAACACATCAGTTAGATCATTCATTAAAGGTTTCATTTTACTAAAGAAACCCCCACCTTTACCTCCGGCATCTAAGAAAGAAGCACCAATTCTTCCAACTGCTGCCCACATATTCGCTAATGATGCTGTGAAAGATTTTTCACCCATTGTTTTGGCAGCACCACCAATATTGTTTTCAATAGCACTCTGCAACATCTTACTGGATATTTCACCATCTGCAGCCATATCAGTAATTTCTGACGCTGCAACATTTGCTTCTTTGGCTAGCCATTGATAAATTGGCAATCCTCTATCCGAAAGTTCTTGTAACTCACCATTATATGCTTTGTTAGATGTTTGAACTTTGTTAAATATTCTACCCATCTCGTCCATGCCTACACCAGCAACAGCAGCAGCATCTCCCGTGTTAGTTAAATACTGTGTCAATTCTTTACCCGGCTTTATTCCAGCAGCAACTGCATTAGCAGCTGTTGTAGCAGCTTCACCCATACCAAAAGATGTACCTTTAACGGCTTTATTAGCGTTTGTCATTATTTCTTCTACATTTTTACCGCTATTACCTAAAGCACTTAGTTTAGCTTCTGCATTATCTATTTCTACTAAGCGTCCAAATCCTTTACCGATAGAAATACCAGCTAAAGCTCCACCAGCAACCATTGCAGGCTTAGTTATCTTTTTAGTAAGATTATTACCTACTTCTTCAGATTTTTTCGATATGTTAGTGAAAATTGATCCAACCTTTTCAAAACCTTCTCCTGTTTTAAAAACTCTTTGCATTCCACGGGACATGTTCTTTTCTATCGAAGATGCAGCACGACTCGATGCTTTTTCTATATCTTCAAATCTTTTAGTCAATGCAGTAAATGCCGATTCCATTCCACTTTGATTGGCACTAAATTTAGCTTGCAACTCCTTAACAGTTGCCATAAGACCCCTCCCTTCTTTTATTTATTTTTTAATTTACATAGTTTGTTCAGCACGTTTTCTAGCTTCTATTTTCTTTTGGACTCTTTCGTTCCATTGATATTTCTTTTTAGGACTTGTAGATTCTTCAACTTTCTTTTTAGGTTGAATTTCCTTTAAGAACTTTTTAACGTTTTTTAAGTCGTCTTTTGATTGTGGATTACTATTTAACATTGCGATGAAATTCATATAGTAATCTGCTTGTTCTTTTTCTGCTTTACGTTCTTGATTTTGAAAATGTGTCAGTAAGTGAGCTAATAACTCGTTAAAAGGCGTGTTTAATACTTCATCACGCCCTCCAAGTTCTTTACTTAATTTGTATATGACAACTTCTTCTAGTTGGATGTCGCTTGAGTTAGTTTGTCGTCTTCTTCCTTCTTCGGAAATAGCACTGCTAGTACCGTCGAGAAGGAATCTCTTGACTTTTTTAATCGTTCAATTAATTTAGGAATATCATTAACTTCGATAACTGCATCTATAATATCTAAGAACGTATAAATATTTTGTTGACCAATTATATCTGCCTTGATGTTCGATGAAAGAGAAATTAGATTGTGTAACGAATCTGGTGCATTCTCTAATAAGATTTCAAATGAACCTAATACATCTTTAAAGAATTGAGCTCCAGCTCGCTTGAACGCTTCTGAACCGTCATATTGAAAGACATTAACTTTATCATCGCCATCTTTAGCTTTTTCAACTGCCTCTTCATATAGTCTTCTGTTTTCTTCATTAATTTCATTACGTTTAGCAAAGAATGTATCTAATGCACTTTTTAAGTGATCGTTTGTATTAATATCTTTAACTAAGTTGTTTAATTCTTTTGATACTCTTTTAATTTGTAAAATATTCATTTCTTTGATTTCAACGTTCTCCGTTACTAATTTATTACCTTCATATGTTTTGATTTCAACTTGTGCCATTTGTCATTTCTCCTTTTGATATATAAATTAAAAAACAAATAAAAAAGGCAGCGCTTTGTCTGCCTTACCCATTTTTATTCTTCTGTATTTGGTTCATCAACTGTGTTAACTGTTACTGTTGCAGTATCAGTTTTATTGCCGTCTTGTGTTGTAACTGTGATAGATGCTTCACCTTCTGAAACGCCTGTTACTGTACCATTGCTTGATACTGTAGCGACTGCTTCATCAGAACTTTTATATGATACTGATTTATTTGTTGCCGTTGATGGTGCAACTGTACTTTCTAATTTAGTTGTCCCAGCTACTTCAATACTTGTATTTTTAGGTGATATTGCCACACCTGTTACTGAGATAGGCTTAGTTTTGAATGAGGGTACGTCAACCTTCTCACTTTCGCCATTTTCATTTTCAAAAGATGCTTTGTAAGTTCCCGCAGGATAATTTGTATTAGCGTCTAAGCCATCAATTGTGACTTTTGCTTTCCCATCCTCTTGTCGTTCAGCAGTGCCTACAACATCATCGCCTTTGTATACTTTTAATGTATCAGCCATTACTCATCACTCCATCTAATAGTAATTTGGTGTTCTCCTAAAGGAAAATCTCCAGATTTCAATCTTTCATATGTGTAAGTTGTAGTTTCATTACCTTTTTCTTGTATTATTTCTTTTACTTTTTTAATTAAACTTGCAGAATCCTTACCACGTTGAGTGTGAGGGATAACTTCTTCTCCGTTCGATAAAATAAACATTTCGGGCATTATCTTTTGCCTCCTTAATGATTGCCCCTATTCTGCAGTAATAGATGCCGATTTAGAGTTAGCATCTACCACTACATTTTGGGGAGTGCTAGGGTGTACTTGGTTCTTCTACTGTGTCTTCTGTCTCTTCTAATTTGTCTGGATCTTCTCCGATATAGAAATAGTTATTTGGTTTGTTTGCATCTGCACAATCTTTAGGGAACATAGCAAATTCCATTTCATAGTTACCTTGTTCATTAGCGAATGACTTAGTCATACCACTAGAGTTTGCGATTTTATGAATGAAGATATCTTCTGATTTATCTTCTCCCATTTGTCTTGGGTGTATAGTTAAAGTTCTTGCACCAGCACGTAATGAAGCTCCAATTGGTGCATCTGTGACTGATACCGCCTTACCATTTCTATCAAAAGTAATTGTTCCACTTAATGTTTTACTGATAACATCTAAAGATGATTTAGCAGCAACGACTGTAACTGTACCGTTCCAACCAACAACAACTTGATCGTAGTTTGTATCTCCGAAGTCTGCCATATTAATATCAGTTAATTCAGGCTCTAATTGAACTTCTCCACCTTCTGCTTGTAACAACGAACCATCTTCACACATTTTCCCATCAAATCTTAATTCTGTTGGTAACCCTTCATCAAAAATAAAGTCTGCCATACCGAATTCATAACTAATTTTTTCAGCTGCCATTTAAATTCCTCCTTAAATTTAGGTATAAAAAAAGCACTCATTTGCAATAAGGCAAAATAAGTGCTAAAAAGTTTATTGTATAAATCATATTGTCATTAATAACGCCAACTCTTATTGGCGGTGATTCTGCATAAATATATTGAGTAAAGTGTTTATCTGTTCTAATTAAACTACCGTCTTCATAAATTGGAACTTTCATAATTTGATTTGTGATACCATGTATCGCATTGTAACTGTCGAACGCTCGGTTCACAGTTTTATCAAAGTCCTTACTTCTAATTTCAACTTGATAATTCATCAAATGTGATTTCATATCGCTTCTATCTGGTGGATAACCACCATCATAATAAACAACACCAAACTCAGATTGAGCAGTATGATAATCAACTGTCCACTCTAAGTCTGGCACTTTGTCCATCAATATTTTTTTAATAGCGCGTTGTATCATCTAACTGCCTCCTTCAAGTAAACGTTCTAATGCTCTTTCCATTGCTTTTTCAAAATGTTGATCAGTTAAAATCACAGCGTGTTGCAAATATTTACGACCTGGTTGATATCCTTTAACATTAGGTTTTTGACGGGTAACTGTTCCTCGTCCTCTTATATAATAGTTTGGATATTTCACACCACGTTCATATTTATCTCCAACTGGTCTAACATTATTTAGTTCGTGAACATAAGTTGCATATTCCATGTTCGTTCCCACATAAACAATAAATGACCGCCCTTCAATTCTTGCTCGTGTTGAATGAATACTATCTTCTAAACTTCCACTATCACGTGGCGCTAAAGCTTTAGCATATTCTTCACAAGTAAGTCCAATTTTATCCATTTCATCTAGCAATATAAGGCTAAAACGTTTATTCATAGTTTTAAACTCCTGTTGTAATTCTCGAAGACCATGCCATTCAATCTTGAAACTTAGTCCTGACATTTACATATAACCTTTAATAAAATGTGGTTTCCCTGTAATATCTTGCCCGTATTCAACCTTTTTAACTTGTCCTAATACTTTTGTCTGTTTGGGTGTTATATGCTCAATACGAGCGTTTAAATCGATATTCCAAACGACTTCAGATATAGGAATGTAAACTTGAGTAACTGATGTGTATTCTTCACCATTAGCATTATAGATATTTTGAATATCATATCTAACATGTGCTTTAGACAATACTTTTTCAGTTGTAGGTTTACCGTAATCATCTTTCATCTGATTTCCGTTTGAATCAAGCATTGGCACAATTACATAAACTTTATCTCGATAAATAATCATATTAACCTTCCAATATGACCTACTGATTTAGGTGGTAATTGTTGCTCGATTAAGAATATTACATAGGGATCAAGTAAATTACCGGACATTGTAACACTAGCATCATTTATTTTTTGCGTTTCAACACCTTGTCTTTTCAACAAAGCATATCCATTTAGTTCGCCTTCGATTTTGTACAACATTTGTTTCACAATCATGCGTTCAGAGATGGTTATTTTAGGATATAAAGAGAAGATATCCTCATAAGCATCAAAAATATGCTTATCTAGTATATCCTCTTTAATACCATTTAGTAGTTCATTAGGTGGCATTTCCTCAATATATTTTTTTACTTTTTGTATATCAAGCATTTCATCACCTCAATTCCCCTATTCTGCTGAAATAACAACAGATTTCGCATTAGCTGTTATCTCTACATTTTGGGGTTCCTTAGGGTGTTTCGTTAGCTTCTTCATTTGCAGTTAAAATAGAAATACCTTTTAAGTTTTGTAAAACAGGCATTGCTACTTCACCAACAATTGTTTTCTCTCCAACAGGGTCTTGAGAAACTACTGATACAACGTAAGTACCGATTGCAAAGTTATTATCTGCAGCAGGACCTACTAAAGTTTTTCCTAATTGGTCTGCATGCATTACCACTTTATCATCCTCTAATAGTTGTTTTGTAATATCTCCTTCAATACCGTCGATAGTAACGTGACCGTCTTCAATCTCTAAAGGAGGTAATCCTAATTCGCTAAACGTTTCTTGTAAATCAGAATCTTTTACTAAACGACGACCAGTATCTTTTCCGTAGATTTCTAAAACGACATTAGGATTACGTTTAATTTTTGATAAAGTTCTAGAAGTCATAACCATATAAGCAGGCGCTTTTAAATGGTTGTTTTCTTTATAACTTTCCACTTGCTCTTGTAACACTTCTAATGGATTCACATCATCACGTGAGAAATCTCCAGATGTGATTTTAGCATTCTCATCTAAATCTAAATCAAAACTGATTTTCACGTTATCTTTAGGACTTTCATAATCGAAACGTCCACGATAAACCATATCAGCACGAATAAGTTCTTTCGTTTCTTCAACACCTTCTTTTAAATCTGCAATACTAATTAAAGCATTTCGGATTAAAGAGTCAACTTCTGTAGAAGAACGAGGGTTTAAATATTTGTACATCTCTTCTTCTGTGTAGTGATAAGCATGGGCAATTTTTGTTAACTTCGCCATTGCTTGCTTAATTGAACCTTTATCTCTTAATGGTGTTCCAGAGTCGAATCCAATGATTGAAGCTGCTTTAATGCCTGTCTTTTCGATAATGTCATAAACAACATTGATATCGAAAGTTTGTTCAACTGGGAATACTCTTTCTAAACGTCTTGTACGTTGTGGTTCTATATTTTCAACAAACGCTTGTAATGTAGGTTGTTGTAAATCTGAATGATCTGTAATGTTTGGCATTTATTATTCCTCCTTATATTTGCATAAAATAAGACGCTATTATACGTCGAATACAATGCGTCCTTGTGTAGCCTTTTTGAAATTGTTTGTTACACCAGTCAATAGCTCTTCGAATACAGATGCTTTACGAATTGCTGGTACACTTTCGTTCACTTGAACGTCTTGTACTTGAACATCACGTGATGTTAATACTGCAGCTGCCATTGTTTCAGGTGTAGATTCTTGAACTAATTCAAATAAACCAGATTCAGTGTTTTTGAATACTGCTGTACCACCTTTAACTACTTGACCTTCTGATAATTTAGAAGAATCTAAAGTGATGTTTCCAACAGTCCACTCAAGATTTTTAGCATCTCTTAAGAAACTAGGAAATTGTAAATCTTCTGATACTACTTTTGGTTTTAAATTCATTCTTTATTCCTCCTTTTGTTTTCCAGATAATTCATTTGCTAATTCTTTACCACGTTTTGAATAGTCAACCTTTTGCTTACCATTTCCAGTTTGTCCACCAGACTTGTAATTGTTGTTTGCTGGTGGTGTATCCTCTTCCTCTGAACCACCTTCATCTTTTGCAGTGTTAGTTTGATTGAATAAGTAAGCTTTTGTTTCGCGTAATTCATTCATGACCTCATTGAAGTTGGTAATCTCTCCACTTTCTTCATCACGATTGAATTTATCTTTGTCGATAAATAAAAATACATCGTCTGGATCATGTGCATCTTTAGATACTTCTTTTAAAATCTTCTTATCTAAATCGTTAGATGCTACTTGAACTTTATAGTCTTTGATTTGTTCTTGAAGTTCTTTATTAGTGTCCTCAAGCTTGTCATAATCATTTGCTTTCTTTTCAAGTGCTGTAATCTGTTTAGATAATGTTTCTTTTTCTGATTCTAAAGATTTGATTTCTGTATCTTTATCACTCAATTGTGATTTGATGTCTTGAATATCCTTACCGTTTTCTGCCATTACTTTTTCAATTTGTTCATCGGATAATTCTAAAGCTTTAAGTGTTTCTCTATTCATATTTATTCTCTCCTCACGTTTTGATAACGATGTCCGACACCGATTGGATTAGTACAATAACGCTTGTACCTGCGACATCGTCTTTTAATGACTTACGAACAGGTCAAACGGAATACCACCGTTATGAGATATTTTGTGAATCACAATTCCTTTCTGCCATGATTAGCAAAAAAGCTAGGCACAAAAATAACCGGCAATCTCACGACTGTCGGTTTGTTTATACATTATCTTGTAACTTATGTTTTATATCGTTGTACGTCATATTAATACTTAATTCATGTTGTCTGTATGCTGCTCGGTTATCTAAGCTTCTATCTTTGTCATCTGATTGGACTACATCAACCTCACAGGTATCTAAATGATTATCTTTATTATCTTGATAGAACTCAATAAATGTTTTAATTGCATTAAGGAAATGAACATCTTCTCCCCACTTATCAATGACTATCTTATCTTTAGTTTGTTCAATCATATCCCTCACCCTTTCATTTCTTGTCTAGCAACTCTTAACTTCTGTTTCATCTTTACATAACCAGTACTATTAGAACGTTTCATTCTGCGATAAGCACCTAATGTTTTGGGAGCATCATCACCTAATATAGCTTTAATACTGTTGTATGTTTTCATTTCCTGTCTTGCTTTACGTTTTAATTGTTGATCATGTTCATAACTTTCTCTTTGCTTTTTAGTTCGAGGGTCAAGATTAGGATTAAAGTCCTTACCTTTTGCAATGTATTTATTAATTTCACTTTCTGACTTGAAGTCTGCCACAAAAGGTCTAACCATGCATTTGCAGTTCGGATGAACAGGAATAACATCTCGAACATCTAGTTGTGGGAATCTTGTATCTTGACCAGTTAAAGAAAATACTCTGTCTTGATATTTAGCACATTCACTGCATGTGTTTAAATTACCTGTAACGTACACTAAATCATTTCCAGTAGCTAAATAATGATTAACATGAGCGTGCGTTCTAGCAGTACTTATTTTTGTTCTCACGACTGTTTCTGTGTAGAAATCTAAAGGTAGTAGTTTATTATCAATTGTCCTAAATGATTTCATACCACCTTTAACAAATGAATCAGATACCCGTTGAATTATCTTCCTACGATTTTGACCGTATAAGATACCTCTCGAAATGTCTGATTGAACTTCTAATAATGTTTGGTTAATTGTTGAAACTGTAGTAACAAATGCTTGTCGAAGTGCAGCTTGTAAATCTAGCATTGTATCACTTGTGATAGTGGCTAATGCACTTTTATGAACTTGAGAATTGAGTTCGTTTGATAAAGCTATTCCTTGCTTACTTAATTCTTTCGTTGCTATGTTCAACTCTGATTCATACACCTTTGCAAGTTCGGGTTCAATAAACTCAAAAACATCTGTACCAAATTGTTGAATCAAGTTTTCAATATTTCTAAACATAACCTGTTTATCTCGATTGCTTAACAAATCAACTTCTTGGATTAACTTTAGTATTTCATTTTGCAAAAACTCAACTGTAGGCTTTATTTGTTCAATCTTCATTCAATCACCTACTCCATTTCTTTTAGTTCTTCATCAACTGGATTAGTTTCTTCCTCATCTTCTTTGTTGTCATTGAAGTTTAATCCTGTCATATTTCCTCTTAACAACGACATACTATCTTGTGATGTTCGTTCAGCTTCAATCTTTTCTACTTCTTCCATAATCCATTCTTCTGATTTATCTGGATTATTATTTCTAACAGTTTGTTCAAGTGATTGCGTTCCAACTGCATAACTTTGATTGTTTAATGTCGATGTTTCTTTCGATGTGACCGGCATCATATCTTTTTGAACAATGATTGGTTTTTCAATAATGATGTCGCTATTATCTCGATTCAGTAACCACATACAATTCTCAACACCTTGCTGTATGAACTCAATGTATTCATCTCGCATTTGTTCAGCTTTCATAATCGATAAGAATAAATCATAAAACTTAGCAGTACCTGATTGTGCTTGTGCACCTTCTGACGAAAAGAAATCAATTGCTTTTTCGCTTGTTTGAGTTTCCATTAGCATCATTTTGATAATGTCTTTTACATAAGTAATATCACCAATCTTTGAGATATCTATTTGATGTATTTGTAATGATTGACCATCTTCATCAATCGTTGTGACTTCTAAATCTCTGTGATCAAACTTGTTCTCAACACCATACCTTTGTTCTGATAGTTGTATTAACCTTTCCATAACTTCTTTCGATACAGATATTCTAGGTTTACCATTTCGTTCAAAGATTTGTGCCGTTCTTGTCATTGTCCAGTTTACTTCATCTTGCTTGCCTTCTTGCCCCATCAGAACACTTCTACCATATCTATTCATAAATGTTGGACTGTAAGGTAGGTAAACAAATAACGTTCGCTTACGCCCTTTTAAAACGTAATCACGTTGTTCTCTTTCAAGTTTAGTTATATCAAATATGATTTCTTCATCATCAACTAATTGTAAGTCCCCGTTGTCATCCATATGATATACTGTATGACTTCCTGTTAACTCATTTTCTCCTTCAACTTCTTCATGTACGTGTACATATTTATCATCGTCACGCTCAACAATGTAACGAAGTTGATACGTCTTACCGTCTTCAAGTTCGTAATAAACATTACGTTCTTTAAAAGATAACTTAACTTGTCCATTAACAACTTCTGGTACTGCCACAATACCACCGTCTATTTGCCATTGTTTTATATTCATACCATGATGTTTACTAAAATTCGAGTTAGTTTCTATCTGGTCTAAAGTTTCTTGTTGAAGGTCGAAGAGTTCACTATTGAATGTATCATCTTGAGTTCCTTCAATATGTTGATCATCAGTATCAAACTCTTCATCATCTTCTATCTCGTTAATTGGATAGTTCGTTTGAAGTTTACCCATTGACCTCGTAATAAACAGTGTCGGTATATCTACAATCATTTTAGATATGTTCACTACAATGTATGGCGTTTGAACATTCTTTGCCTTAACATCTCCATATTCAATACGGTCGATAATTTCACCTTGGTCAATTAATGCTTTCGCTCTATCAAACAACTTTGAATGTCGACCGTCGTATAAATCTCTATATAAAAACATATCACCGTGTGTTTCAGTAATTTCATCTTGTGTGAATGATTTTAATTCTGCCATAGTTTACCTCCTTACCACATATTCACATTCGAAACGAATGCTTGTTTTGTATTACCAATCCGATTTAATGCTTGTGTCATGGAATCCACAGCATCATCATGTTTACCATTTGGAAAGCTTGCACATTCTTCAATCAAATCATGAGTGAATGGTTTGTTACTTGGTAAGAATACATTCCCTGATTCAATCATTGGTGTAATTGCTTGCGCTCTTACAATCTTTCCACCTTCTGGATTAACTGGAATAATGCCCGATACTTCTCTTTTTAATGTCGAAATAACAGCTGGACCATTTGCTTTATCCTCAATCAATATTGCTTTAGCTTTAGGATATTTACGTGCCAAAGTTTTAACAGCAGTCAATGTCGAAGGAAAGTCCATCTTGTCTCTAACTTGATCTATTAAATATTTATCAGCCTTAACTCTTCCCCAAACTTGACCAACAACATAGTCACTTGTTTCGGCATCTTTAAATGTTAAGTCCCATGAGATAACCATTTCATCAAATCGATAAGGTAACTTATCGTAGAACTGCCACCATGAACGATTAAATATATTACCTTCACTTGGTGCAGGTCTTTGTTGATATAGTGATGCCCATGTCTTTGAGCCAACTTCTTGTTTCTTTAATTCTGCCCACTCTTCGTCATATCCTAAGTCTGGTGATAAAGCTTCGCCATATTCACGACCGAGTAAATCGTCATCATCTTCTGCAATAGCAGGTAATCTTATACGTTGCCAATTATAGGGAGACCTTTCAAGCAAGCGTCCTATTAAATCATCTTCATGCCAACGTGTCATTACAACGATTACTGATGCACCTTTATGAAGTCGAGTAGTCAATGTTGATTCCCACTCACTCCATATCTTCTCTCGTATCGTATTTGATTGTGCTTCTTCATTATTTTTAATTGGATCATCAACGATTAATAAGTCGGCACCTTCACCAGTGATTGAACCGCCAATACCAGTAGCAATCATTCCACCACGTTTACCAGCTATTCCCCAGTTATTAGATGCACTCTTTTCGTCTGATATATCTAAGTTGAATATTTGTTTTCCAAATTCTTTTAACTTATTCCTGTTTAAACGTCCAAACTTTCTAGCAAGGTTATCAGAATAAGCCGAACTGATAACCCTTTTATCTGGATTTTTGCCAATAAAAAAAGACGGGAACGTTTCAGTCACCGTCATTGATTTACCATGTCGAGGTGGTAACTCAATCAATATATATTTTTGTTGTCCTTCTGCAATCGGTTGAAGTGCTTCACAAATCAATTCTGTATGTCTGTAATGTTTATATGCACCATGATGTACAGTGACGATATAGTCTTTAAAGTAACGACTTGATAATTCATTCTTTGCTTGAATAGCAATGAGTTTCTTTTGTTCGTCTGTTAATTTCAAATCAATCACCATCTAACTTAGCAAGTTTACGTAGTTCGTCTTCACTAAGATTATTCATGTTATTAACATTTGTCGTCATTTCTCCGCTATGTTCAACATCTCGTTTGTCACGCCATTCAGTAGGCTTTCTATTCTTCAACCAGAATATTTGTGCAGTAACATCTGGTGCAATATGTTTTCTAACTCTTTTTACCTCTTCACCATATTCATAAGTTACTTCTTCAACGTAATAACCCATTGCTCTTTTATGCAATTGACTTTCTACTTCTCTGTCAACAACTTCTTTTGCTCTTTTTAAGGCGTTGTCAATGTCGCTATACTTTTTAATCCATGAATACAAAGTAGCTCTATTACAGCCTATATTATGCGCTATTTGGTCATTAGTTAAACCATCTCTAGCCCAACCTTCAATCTTCGTTAGTCCTTCTTCAGTTATCCAATCTTTAGCATTTACTCTAGCCATATCAATGTATCACCTTCTTATCCTAATAGGTTCGTTTATTTTAATTCATTAACCTTAAAAACTTTCATAATCATTAAATGTAAATGTGCTTGAATATAAAAAAATAGAGTTAATCACATATTTGAATTTCTTCATGTAATCAACTCTACTTCTATATCGTAATCTTTATCACCTTTGACTACTGGATCATAATCAATTAAAACTTTGTTTACTTTAGCATCGTTCTTTAATCTTTTAATCATTGCTATTAAGTGACAATCATTATTCACTTTTCTAATACCTTTTAAAATTCCGTCGGCGACTATCATTGCTTTCATATGTTCAACTCCAAATAAAAAACACCCACATTAGTGAGTGTTAAATTAATATTGTGTTATGCACTTTGAAATACTAGATAGACTAATAATAAGAATGAGTTTTCAATTCCTAACTTCCTATTTGCTTCCCTATAGTCCGAATATGGATGGCAAAAATTATTGATAAATGGATCGTTAACAACATCTAATATTACTTTTCCACCATTTACTTCAAAGTTTTCATTAATAAAACTTACTAAATCACTATTACTCTTTTCGAATATTATATTATAATCAAAATCAAAATTTTTATCTGCTAAATATAAAAAGTTCGCTATAACACTATCTTGCCAATTTACTTTCTTCTCATCTTCTGCCATTTTCTTTCCTCATTCCCTACATTAATTTGTTGCAATCTAATTATACAAAATCCACCTAACTTTTGCTAGATGGATTTACATTAATATTAGGTTTATAGAAAGGATATGGAAAATAGCCGTTAGGCTAGGTGTAGGGCGACGACCAAACTTAACCAGTTTGTTTGATTGTAAGGAGCCGTCCTATTCCTACCCACAGTTTACAACTTATTTTTACTTTCACAAAATATCGTGTCAAACGGTATCAATTGGTGCAAATGGTATCATTGGAACACTCAATTATATTTCACAATATCATCTGCTATTTTATCGAATATTTTATATTGATCACGTTTGTTAACGCCTGTAATTTCATGTATACGTTTTAACGACTTACCGTCCATTCTTAACTCTAATACCAACTCTTCAGTTTCGTCATTCATAAATTGCTTTGCCATTTGTACAGGTCTTAATTTAAGTCCTAATTTCTCACACATTCTATCTTTTTTCATTCTACGTTCTATCTCATAAAGAAAAGGTGTAGTATTTACTTCATTACTTTTAGATAATGTAGCTTCAATCCCATACTGCGATATATTTGCGCCTTTTATCATATCTCCATATTCTTCGATATATTTTATTAACTGGTTAGAATTACTGTGATAATTATGAATTAATTCAAGTGCTTTCTTTCTTGATTCTATTTTGTATAACTTAGTTTTTGTCGAATAAGTCATGTGTTCAATTCCTCCGATTGGTTTAGTTTTCGATGTGGTCAACATCGGTTAAATAGTCGAAAATTACGCCATTACCACTCCTAACTAATTCAGCATTTTTCTCAAACCATTCGTACGGAATACTTTTACGTTCATGTTGTTTCTTAAAATCATTATACTGGTCAATGTCTAACTTGAAACATGTATCATTAAATCTAAATAGTACTAGTAGAAAAGCTTCAGCACCCATTCGTTTAGTATCGGTCAAATACTTAACTTGATGATCACTTACATTTTTCAAAGGTAAATTCTTGATTTTAACTTCTTTCGTATCAAAGGCTATGTATCTACCTTTGTTATCGCAGCCTACAAAATCAACTGTACTCTTTTCTTGATATCGCGCTTTACCTGTCCTGGTATTATAACTTATAGGCGTTGCTACTTTATCTATTATTGCTATCTCTTTTTGTTTGTACACTCGATTAATATTACCTATTACTGTTTCAAACCACTTACCTCGATTAGCTTGTTTTCTGTTCAATATATCAATTCCTTTTATATTATAGCGACGTTGAAATGCTATTCACTATATTAATTAGTCAATTCGTTAAATTTCATATGAAGCGCCTTTATTTCTTCCTCGTCTTTTTTTAGATTTTTCTCGTAATTTCGTCCGCCGTAAAACTCCCATTGGATGGTACTCATGTTGTCTTCGTGCTGTTCAATAAGCCACTTTGTTAATTCTTCTAAGTTATTAAAATTTTGGATGATTTCTGCATTAGTCTTTTCCATTTTGTTTACGCTCCTTAGAATATTCATTATTACAATCTAGACAAGTTATTATCTTCTTGCTTACTCCCCAATCATTGTATGCAGTTTCCACATTAAAACTTCCACATACAACACACTGGTAATTAGAGTTATGAGTACTGGGATTAGACTGTAATATAAATTGATTATTATATATGTTAGTTTTTTGTTTGTCTTTATTTAAATCTCCTTCAAAAAGAACTCTAAATTGATCAGGTGTTAACACATCTTGTTTTAATAAATCCCTTGCTAACATTTGTCTCGGACTCTCCATATAATTTAACTCCTCTGTTTTATTAATATGTCGAAGTAATTCTTTTGCCTTATCACTTGATATCTTACCTTTTCTTATTAGATGAAACACTTTTTCTTTTCTAGTAACTTCTTTAGACTTTATTTTAGGTATATAATTTGGATATAGTAATTTTTCTGATTCATCTAAATCTTTCATCAAAAAAGGTGTTGGATTAATTATTGTTATTACTTCCTGTAATCCACCTATTTTATAATTATTTTTATTCTCATAATCCCCAAAAATATCATCTGCGATTCCCGTGAATTGGTTTGATTTATTTGTTTCTGGTTGATACCTTTTATCTAGCTCATCATGGAATCTTAACCATTTCTCAGTTTCATCTTCCATAAGTCTACTCAACAATTTATCTATGCGTGAGAATAAGCCCATACTCCTCACTCCTTAACTGCATTTATCACTAACGCAATGACTATAACTGCGAATAGTATTAATCCGAATATCAATGTCTACCAACTCCTATTTCATAAACACTAACCAATGTGTTTTACTTCTTTTGTTACCTAGAATCGGTTTTTGGCCAAAACACTTTAATACTTCTGCTAACTTAATTTGTTCTTCATTCCACTTAAAGATTAATGTACCGTTAGGCTTGAGAACCCTCATGCATTCCTCAAAACCTTTCTTTAAATCTTCTGGCCATGTTTCATTAAGTCGACCATACTTTTGTACTAGCCAACTTTTGTCGCCACCTCTTATCAAATGTGGTGGATCAAATACAACCATATAGAATGATTCATCGTCATATGGCATATTTCTAAAGTCGGCCACAACATCTGGCTCTACTATTAACTTACGTCCATCACTCAAAGTTGTATTTAATTCTCTAATATCCATATAAGTTACATCTTCATGTTCTTTATCAAAATAGAACATTCTACTACCACAACATGCATCTAATATTCTTGTCATTCAACATCTCCCCATTCCACTGAACCATGGTTCATTATCTTTGTATGGTTGTGTTTCTTCATAATCGATTGGTGGTTCAATTGTGTCTGGTATAGTAGCGTATTTATATGAACGTTTGATGAACGTGTATAATGCTATAAGCGATATTGTTAATGTGAATAGATATAGTTTCATAAGTTAGTCCTCCTTATTACTAGCAAATGCCATTCTAATTTTTAATCTATTCATTACATGGTATAGCGTAGTGTGTAAAAATATTTCAAATTCATCTCTATTTTCTTCAATAAATTCAAGTATTTCTTCTTCTGTTTCTTCATCAAACTCAGTTAGAATATCCCAAATATCTATATCATGTTTACTACTTTCTAAAACTTTAACGATTGTTTTTGTATCTAACTTTTGCATTCCTTATTCCTCCCCTAGTAAGTGTGGATGCTCATAAATATTGCCTAGTATTTTAAATATTACGTACTGGTCTTCCAGACACCATAACGGAACAATTTCGGAGTCGTTTACTTTAACCCACATACAATTACCTTCTTTGTAAATATATCCAGTTAATTCTCTTAATGTGTATGGAGAACCATCATTCGATTTGTCTTCAATCTTATAATGAATAATATCTCCCTCATAGATTTCCGTACCGTTCTTGTCTAATAGTCCAGTTGATTGCAGGAGTTCTACATTATCTAAACTTTCTTCGTCAATTCTAGTAGTATATTCAGAGAGTTTATAACCAATTCTTATAATATTTTTCTCAAAGTCTATTGCTCGAATATCTTCAAACATTTCTGGGCCATTAGTTTTCTTCCATGCCTTAAATTTCTGTTTCATCTTCCCAACACTTCCTTTACCTTATCTAAAATATCTGGGTGACTTTCGCCACCCTTATTTTTACAAGTCTTCTGATTTGATGAACAATCCATCTTTACTCATTACTCCAGTTCTATTTTTAATCTCTTCATATGCTTGTTCTAGACACTCATATAATGTCATATCGTTTTGTTGGGCTAATATAATTAATGTGATGACAACGTCCCCTATACCGTCTTTAAGTTCGTCTACATCATTCCTACAAAGTGCTGCTGCAACTTCTCCCATTTCTTCAGAAGATTTAGCGTATTGTGTATAGCTATTTCCTTTGTCTAGACCTTTATCAATTGACCATTGTTCTACTTGTTTGATTAAGTTATTCATACTATTCTCCCTTATTCTTTCTATCTTTATTGATTCTCTAACTCGCAACTCTGAAATACCAAATTCCTCTGCTATTTCTTCCACACTCATACCGTTTTTATATAATTCGTAACATCTTTCATTAATGTATTGAATTAGCCCCATAGGTTTAATCATTTACTCACGCTCCAATAATTGATTAAATATATCTTCGCTGATTTCTACTTCGACTAAGTTACAATGTTTAAACCATTCACTAGGTCTATAATTGTTTATTGCATTTTCTCCAAAAGTTTTAATCAGAAAATCTGCTTGTGCTTTTTCTTGTTCTAAATAGAAGGCTTTACACTTATCTTTATCCGGCTTACTACCGTCTGTATTTGTGAATAACAATGTTTCTTCTAGATCAGTCGTTTCTCCTGGGTAATTTGCGACATATGTTCCGGGTTTATCTTTGAATTCAAATGCTAATGCTGGATATTTTTTCATTTATTCGTCCTCCAATTTTATAAGCGTCGTTATTTCGTCGTTTACTTTTGTTCCGATTGGAAATAGCTTTATCATTTCTGAAATGTTTAATGCTATTAAATAACTAAATAATATACGTTTACTTTGTTGTTCTTTATCGTAGTCGTTTAAGTCCGTTAAGACGTTGAAAGCATATACCAATTCGTTTACTTCACTTTCCAACGTTTCCTCTGCTACTAGTCGCTCTTCCACTAAATCATTTAAATCTTTTTCTGTTTGCTCGTAGCACATTAAAATCAATGTGCCGATTAAATTATTTAGTGATGTTTTGCTCGTTGGGTCATTAACTAATCTCTCTAAATTTTGTTTATAGAATTTCATTTGTTTTTCATAACCTGTCGGGATATGTCTTTTTAATAATTGTGTTATTGGGTTCGTCATTTATTTGTCCTCCATATATTTATTCACGATATCTACCACTTGTGCTTGTACTATAATTTCATGCTGATATAAATCCACATTTAAAATTTCATTAAATGCTTTTGCTTTGCGTTTCTGTTCTTCTAAATATTTCTTATCAACGAGTACAGTCTCGTTTAATTTTTTATCATTAGAACCAAACTGTTCTAATAAATCATCAAATTTATTCGCCATAGTCACTCACTCCTGTTCATGTCATCAAGTAAATTTTTGAATTCACAAGTACCATCCAACTCGTCCATCCTATCTAATTTTGCTCCTAAACTAATTTGAGCTCCCTCTAATAAAATATGTGTAGTAGTGTTGTCTGCTACTCTACTTTGTCCTTCTAACTTCGCATATGAGTTTAACGACTCTTCCTTCAACGTCTGCCAAGCGTTCTTGTAATCTACTTTCGCCATGTCATTCACGCTCCCCTATACCTAATTCATTCAGTCTATCTCTGAAATCCATATACTCTGGTTTACCTGGACACGCTTCAACTTTTCTGTGAATGAATCGTGAAAAGTCTATGAGTAATTCACGTTGTTGCTTCACATCTTTGATAAGCAAGTCACGTTGTTTGGTCATGTCGTGTAATTGACCTTCTAACTTATAATTGTCGTTGCATTCTTTATCTAACTTATTGCTTAGTTCATCGCGTTCACGCTTATACTTAATACTTTCTGCGACTGCTTCCTTTAATCCAGCAGTTAATTTGTTGTGTGCTGTTTTGTACTGATCAAGTTCATCGATAAAATTGTCGACATCTAAATTTTGCTTTTTTGCCCAACCAATCACTTCATCACGCGTAGGTTTAGCCATCTACTCCACCAACTTTCCGTCACGCCAGATTAATTTGTATCCCTCGTCAATATAGGCATAGAATTGAGTACTATTAGGCAGTTTTTCATCTGCTATAGATGTATTGTTCCATGTTGTATGATCACTTCCTCTTACTTCAATCATATGTTTAAACACTGTATCTTCTGTGATAGGTTCTTCAATCTCTACTGTGAAAGTTTCATAAGTCGGCAAAAACTTTTTCTCGAATTCAATACATGGATAACCACTATCATTAAATCTCACTCGCATATTTTTACTACTAAAGTCTCTAAATCTAGCTTGTTCTTTGTTGTCAATCGCCCAACAAAGTAATTCTCCTAAATTCATTTCTTTCTTTGTTTTTATTGTTGGCATGTTTTAGTCCTCCTAAAATAGATTTAATTGTTTCCCTTCGACTAAATCTTTAATATATGGTTTTCCAGTAGTTCTAAAGTACTCATGCATTTCCTCAATTGAATCAAACACCGAAAAGCCGATATCATCTCTAAATACTTCAATAGTTTCTACCTGTCCCGTATCAAATAAACGGACGTAGATGTTGTTATTATTACCACCGTTTTTATAACGTTTTACTGTTAGATCCATTTCTTTATCATTGCAATACTTGAACTTTTTCATTTTCCTTCACTTCTTCTTTCAAGATTTTCAACACTTCTTCAAATATTGCTTCTAACACTTGAACTACGATACTGTTGCCTGCTTGTTTATATAACGTTCCGTTTGTCGTATTCTTACGTGTCGGATGTTCATTAGCCACTTTGTAATAATCTTCATCTTCAAAACCCATTAGTCTCCAACACTCTAGTTCGGTTAATAATCTGTATCTACCGTCACCTATCGGAACTATGCCACTGTTAGGACATCTATTTTGTTTTGTTGTAATCGTCCAGCTATAATCTTCAATTGGTTTGAGTCCTCCACCAAAACCTTGTCGCTTGTTTATCGCACTTAACATAGAAGGTGATTTGATTGTGTATTTATCATCAACATTCGTTTCTAAGAACTCACTTACATTTCTCATTGGTCTACCTTTCAATGTTGAAAAATCAAACCAGTGACCGTTTAACATACTGATAACAAATACGCGTTCTCTTTTTTGTGGTATTCCGAACTCTCGACTATCCAACACTTCGTAATTGCTCGTATATCCTAGTCGTTCCATTTCAACAAAATACTTTTTGAAGTTATGGATCATATCTTTAGCTAAAACACCTTTGACGTTTTCCCAGATAACAACTTTCGGTTTCCAAACGCCCATGTTTTCGATAATTCGTATCGTTTCCCACATCAACGACGAACGTGTCTTATCTTCATCATTACCACCTAATCTAGTACCAGCACGACTAAAGTCTTGACATGGACTACCATGTACTAAGATGTCTGGTTTAAGGTTCCAACCAACTACTGATTGTGGTTGATGTAAATGGTCATATAGTGCGTTGTATGTTCTAACTGATTTCTCATCTATTTCTACATAATCAATAGCTTTGTGTGGATAGCCTAGATTTAACATTGCTTTTCTAGGTGCACCTATGCCACCAAACAATTCTAAAATTTTAATCATGATGCCCCTCCTAGATTTCAAATATAGTGATTTGTCCCCCTGCTACGGGTTCATCATCATGTTCTACTACATAATCTTTATGAGTGAATCCATGAAATATAACGAGGTCTCCCTTGTTATCAGCTATGCGGTAAATATCAACTGTGTCTTTATTTACACGCCATTCAGTAATTTCGCCTATTTGGTTTTTGCCTACCTCGTAACAAGTTTTATCGTCATATATTTTTGTGATCATATTTACCAACTCCCACAACAGTCATTCAATAATTGTTTAGCATAATCACCAAACTCTGTTTTCTGAGGGTACTTCTTTAGCCATGGCTTAGGTTTCGAATAATCTTTCTTCGGCTTTTTTGATTTATATTCTTCTGCTGCAATTACATTTTTATTTCTATTATGATTTCTTACAGGATATGATCTAGCTTTACTTGCAGACCATCCATAACGTAAGCGTTGATAAAAAGCATCCATACTAATACCATTAGATTCAGCTATTTCAATGTCTCTTTTTTCGTAATCATATTTTTTATTCACCTTTCACACACTCCATTTGGTCATTTAGTTTATTTAACCTTTCTCTGTTAGATTTCAGCCTTTGTTTTTCAACTGCCATCGTCACTCTAATTTCATTTTTATTAGTCATACCGACGTATAAAATAAATCCGTATATATCGTTTTTTCTTAAAAACCACTGTAAGGAATCTATATCGTTTAAATAGTCCCCTGTTTGTTTAATACTTGATAGAAACATCTGAAATTGGTCAATTAACGGACGTTTTAGTTTGTAATTCTTCTTAACTGCATCTGACAATTTAAATAATGTATTTGATGTCATTTTTGCACCTCGTATCGAATAAAGGATATGTTCTAAAAATTAAAAAGGTAAGTCATCGTCATTTAAATCATTTAATTGATTACCATTTGTAAATGGATTATTCTGTTGGTCATATTTCGTTTTATTTTGCCCTTTTTGGACATTTTGATTGTTTTGGCTATAGTTATTAGCTTTTTGATAATTCGTTCCATTTTGATATGAATTTGAGTCGTTTTGACTATCTTTAGGCTCTAAAAATTGGACATTGTCGCATACAACTTCAGTAACATATACTTTTTGTCCTTCTTTATTTTCATAACTTCTTGTTTGAAGTCGCCCAACAATACCAGCTAAATTACCTTTAGATAAATATTGATTGACGTTTACTGCTTGTTTTCTAAATACAATGCAATTTATGAAGTCAGCTTCACGTTCACCGTTTTGATTAGTAAATGTGCGATTTACTGCCAAAGTAAAATTACCTACTTCTACACCACTAGGTGTCGTTCTGAGTTCTGGGTCTTTCGTTAAACGTCCTACAAGAGTTGTGGAATTGATCATATAGTTACTACCTCCATTGGTTTGTTAATTATGATTGCTGGTGTTGTTTCTCTTTTATGAATTTGTCTTGCGAGTTCACTTCTGATTAACGATTGGTCGAAGTGACATAAACTCATAAACTTTTGAGCATATGCTTCACTGCAATTCAAACGAGTCATAATGTCTTTAACTGTTATTAGAACCATTAACTTTCCTCCTGTATATTATTTTAAATTTTTAAATCCTTTCATTCGGTAGTCGTCACCCTCTAAAGTAATACCGGTGGTGTTAGACATTAACCGACTAAATAATCTTTGTTGGTCTTTTGTTTTCGTTAGTTCTTTGACTGATAAATTAGTTGTTATGATGTTGTGCTTGCCTACTCTACTTTCAGCAATTTGAAATAGTTTAGACATGCCATAGTCTGTAACGTTCATACCGAAGTCATCAAAAACCATTAAATCAACTTGTCCTATCGCTCTTTCTAAATCCGATTCTGAATACTCACTATCCTTATCAAAGGTAGATCTAAATTTAGATATCAATTCTGTTAAATTAATAAAGAGTACTGAATAATTTTTATCTTTCACTTCTTTTAAAACCGACATTGCTAAATGAGATTTTCCTAATCCAAATGAGCCTTGTAATAAAAGTGACTGCTTATTATCTTTATCAAACGAGTTGGCATATCTTTCACAAATTACTTTTGCTTTTTCTTGGTTTTTATTTTCTGGAATGTAAGTTTCGAAAGTAGCGTCTTTAGTTTCTTCATTCTCACTTGAAAAACTTAAAATTTTGTTAATTTCTATCTGTTTTTGGCGATGTTTAAAATTACGTGTTAACTTTTTCCCGTGTTCTATCATGTTGCAGTCGCAACCCAGTCTATAGGTATAGCCATTCTTGAATTGGTATTCTTCATAATCACGACCACACTTTTTGCATTGATCTTTTTTCAATAACGTTGGTTGTGTTTTTTGTTCTAACTTATTTGCTAACTTAGGATTGAATAAAGCATTCATTTAATCACCTCAATTATTCATATATTTAAGATATGGATTATCTTCATCAGCTACTTCTTCTTGTTTACTACGTTTGTTGTTTCTTGCTGAAACATCCTCTACTGATTTAATCCCATCATTGAACCATGATTTCAATATAGAATTTACATAATTCCATTTATACACATTGTTGTTTAGCGACTCTTTCATTGCTTCTATAACAATTTCATTACCATTCTCTTTAAAATCGTCTATCCAAGCTCCAATTTGTTCAGATATATATGGTTTAAGTACTCCAAAACCATTAGATTGGTAAAAGTCAAACGGCGACTGTTGCTTACTACTACTGTTATTCTTTTCACTGTTATTTGTAATATTGTTACTTGTAAAACTGTTACTTGTAGCAGTAAGGTTTTCGAGCGCTCTATTTTTCATCGCTCTATTTTCGAGCGCTTCACTTTCGACCGCTCTATTTTGAAGTGGTCGAGGTTCATGATGTAATGTGTATAAATTTTTTCCATACAAGTTATTACTCTTTACACGTTCAATATTTAAATAGCCATTATCCTCTAATTGTTTTCTATATTTTCTGAACCTATTTTTACTTATATCTAATTCATGACATATAAGTTCAACACTAGGAAAAGCACTTTGATCTGAACCAGCATATGAAGATAAGTAGGCGTATAAAGCTTTTGCTTCAATATTTAACTTCGTATCTTTCATAACCCTTTTGAACACAAGCCCATAACCAGTTATGGATGTTTTAATTTGTTCTGTCATAGTTTTACTCCTTTCTAAAAGTATAGGCAGGAATTAACCTGCCTATTTAATTACTTGCTCTCTTCTTTACTTTCTTCTTGTTGCTCATTTACCTCTTCATAGTCTGTAATATCAATGACAGTTGACATATCTTCATCAATTTCATTTTTAATAGTGCTATCAGAATTAACAGCTTTATTCATTTCAATTGATTTTGGAGCATACTTTAATACTTCCTTCAGAACTGTTTTCTTAGCCATTGCGTCATAATTTGTTTCCCATGGTGATGTCCATCCTTTTTGGACTGCTTGACTAAATTTCTTAGAATGTTTATCCACGCGTTCTCTAGTCCAATAAACAAAGTCATATCCACCATTTTTAAGATGATAAACTGCATAATATCCAATCGGTTCGCCTTCTGGTTGTTGAGAAGGAACATGTTCAAGATTTTTAAATAAACCATACTGATAATTAAATTCATCATTTGGATATACTTCATGAGCATAAATAGCTTTGTATTGACCACTTCTTGTCGCTAAATCAATTAACCCTTTATAACTCAATTGGAATTGAACCTTGCCAGAGTATGGTATTAAATATGCTTGTCCTAACCCTGTATTTGGTTCAACACCAAGTTGTGATGCTTGCATAAGAGCACCAATAAAACTCATTTGATCGCATTCAAGTAATTTAGGTGTTGAACTAACTGCTGTCATAGCGATACGCGCCATTCTGTCAGCATCCATGTGTTTAGGTAGTGCTCTTTGAATCTCTGGACCCATTTTAATTAATAAGTCATTCAATTGAGTTTTAGGTGATTTTTTTTGCACCTCATTTTTCTTTCTTGTTGCTACTTGATTTTTAATTGATTCGTTAGTTGCCATTTTATTTTTCCTCCATTAATTTAATATTTTTTAAACTTGTAAAAACAATGTCTTCTATACCATCTACTTGAAGTGATATACGCATACTTGGTTCTCTGTATTCATTAATGTTAATAACTGTAGCTTTAAATAAATGACCACAAGCATTTTCAAAATGTACTCTTTGGTTCTTCTTAATTTCAAATTCTTCTACCATAGTTATCCTCCTAGCCTTTAACTTCTTTTATTCTCATAACTCTGCTTTCTGTTGTTCTAGTGTATTGTTCATCTAGCTCAGGATGTTCTTCTTTAAATTTCTTTCTATCAAACCTAGATGATTTTTGAGGTTTCCATGAAACTTGGTAATTCTGTGAAATACCGAATTGATTTTCTCCTAACTTATTTTTTATTTGATTTTCATATTTAGCTTTTTGTTCCTTTAACTCTTTTTCTTCATCTTTAATTTGATTAAGTGCTTTTATTATCATTTCATCGTTTTTATCTAAGACTGCTTGAGTTTCAACACTATCTTGATATTTAAATTTCATAAATTCTGTTGTTGCAGCACTACCGTCTACTGGTGGTATATCGTCACCCAAGATATAATTTTCCCAAAAATATTTTTCTTCTTGAATGATGATGTTAATTAACTCTTCATCTCGTTCTATTTCTTTCCAAATAAATTTATTACCACCAATTAATACTGCAATATAGCCTTTTTCATAACCTGTTACCGCCATATAATGTTGTACTTGAGCAATATAACTATCTGGTATTTCATCATCTTTCCAAGCTTCCTTGTTATACTCAGATGTTGTTTTGCATTCTAATACAGCTTTTTCTCCAACTACTGCTCGATCAATATTCGCTAGCATAAAATTATATTTTGGATGTCTAAACATCTTGTTTACTTTTCTAACTTTTTTACCAGTTCTTTCAGTGAATTCTTTAGCAACTACATCTTCAAGAACATTGCCCCAATAAATATATTCGTTATCAATTTCTTGTTTAAGTTCTGGTTGAGTTTTCTCAAAATATAATTGAATTGGCGATTTCCATTTATTAATACCAAGAATAGTTCCTGCGTCAGAACCACCAATTCCAGTTTGCCTAAGCTTTAACCATTCTTGTCTGCTCATATCTTTTGTACTAACATCTTCTTGTAAATTTTTTTCTGATATTTGTCCCATAAACTACACTCCAATGTTATAATGTAGATATATTTCTTTTGTCATGCGCCTATCTCTCTGGCGCATTTTTTTATTCCTCATACTCTAAATGGCACCAAGGATTGATTTTGTCATACTCATCTTGTCTGCGTTCCATTTCCAATGTATGGATTGCTTCTTCATGTGCTGGATCATAAGTGCAATGTTCCATATAAATCTCCCCTTTCATCATTTTTAGTCGAATAAATCATGGTTCCAATTCTTACTGGTCAAGTAATTAAACAATCTTTCGTTTTCGGTCGTATTTTCTAGCAAATAATCATTAAGCATTGCTACTATGTTTTCGTTCTGCATTTCATAATCATCTGCAGATGTAAAACAAGCTGAAACTATTGTTCTCTCAGTCCTATTACATTTGATTTTCATATCAATATAATCACCGTAATAAATAGTTTCTTTCTCAAACCAAAAACCTTGTAATTCAAAATTTGAGCTCCTACGTTCTCCAACTTCTAACATTTTGATCCCTCCTTTAAATTTCATCATTTTTTAAACCATTGAATATATGGTCAAACATTTCGAAAAACAAAACTGTTAAAATCCAAAACAAAAGAGCGTGTTCGATAGGTGTTACCGAAAAACTAGCTATAATAAAGAACTCAATTACTATGATCAATGTTAGCAACGGATATTTTAAAATGTTCATTTAATACCTCCTATATTCTTCTTTCAATTTTTAATTTTTGCTCATGTGCTTTAGCAATATCTCTTGGATTTTGTTTTATATGTTCACAAGTTTTGTTTATATATACTTGGCCATGAAATAAAACATCTTCGCATTCAGACATTGTTGTAATTACTTCATCTCTTTCTTCTCTACTCATAAACTCTGGTCTTTTTAAGAAATCACAATTTTCTAATGCAACTATAGCTTCTTTCATTTCTTTTATTAGTTGCTGTTTAACTAAACCTGGATGGTCATAATAAACACGGTCATTATGTGCTGGAGTTGAAAGACCGTTTGAAAATTCATTCAACACATCTGTTACAAATACTCCATCATTACTATTTGTTGCAAATGACCTATAAGTATCAGAAGATATTGCCCTTTGTCCCTTTCTCATCATCGACATATTACTTTTTGTAGTAAATGCTAGGTCAGCTAATTTTTGTTGTGTCATACCTGTTCTCTCTATTTGTTTTGTAATTACTGATTCCATTTTTAAAACCTTCTCTCTTTTTTTATATTTCTTTTGTCATATTGTTTGGTTAACTGTTCCATCTTTAAAGTTCACAAAGCATGGTGTAATATATAGTTATCATCATTTGGTCGAATAAATGATGTGTTCTAAAAATCTCAATTTGGTCGTTGAGTGTAACTGGACTAGGTTTGGTCACCTAGTTCAGTTATTTTTTATGCTTCTTTAAGATTGAGTTCTAATTGATATACTGTGTCGTAGGACGGTTGCCATTGTTCAATGAATTTAACAGCTTCTTCATAACGTCCTCTTGGAATGCTGTTATAAGTTGGTACTTGGAAAATCTTCTTTATACTTCTATAAATTTCTGCAAACAATTTTTTAGAAGTTTCTTTGTAATATCCATTGAATTTATTCCTAACGATTTCAGCTACTTTACGAGCAACTAATTGCTGAATATGTTTTGCTTGACCATGCATTATTGGATAGCTTTCTTCTATAGCAGTTACTCTTTCATCTAATTCTGTATTTCCTTGAGCTATCAATTGAATTTGTTCAGATGTTGTTAAAGGTTTAATTTGATATGAACCAGTTTTTCTGATTTGTGGTAATACTTCAGATGTTATAAACCTTTTAAATCTGCGTGCATTTTCTTTAATAGATTGGTTATTACTTTGTTTTGCAGCGCTTAAAATCATGCTATATAATCCCGATTCATTGATTACAGGTGTATCTTGACTTCTACCGATGGAATCCTTGATTGGGACTACATCTTTATCCTCACAATCAACGTTGTCTTGTATCGCTTTTGTTGGTCTGCTATAACCTAATATTTCAGCTACATCTTTACCTATAAAATAAATTCCCTCACTTTTAGTAAATGTTCTTACTGGTAAATCCGAAAAATTAAATATCGTTAAATTATTTTCCATTTATAAGTTCTCCTTTTTAATTTTCTTCGCTTCTTTCAATAATTTCTTCATAATATTCATCAATGAAATTAAGCATCTTTCTTCTATGGAATCTGTATTGACCGTTTTTTCCTTCAGGGAATTGACTGAACTTTTCAATCTTTCGTCTAAAATATGGTTTATCCATCACATTCTTTTTGACCCATGTTCGATCTCTTTGAAATTCTTCACATACTTCTTTCATAGTCATTGCAATGGCTTGTCTTTCAACTAACTGTTCATGTTCAACTTTTTTAATCAGTACATAATCGGGTGGTATATTAATTGTTGCTTGAATTGTTTGAGACATCCTTATTCCTCCTGTTCTGTGAACTGACTGGTCTATCATGTTCACAACTTAATAGATATAATTAATTTGTATTAGTCGAATAAATCATGTGTTCAATCCTTTAAATATTAACGTACGTATCGCGTACTTCTTTTTCAAAAAAAATTTTCCAATCTACGTTGTATAGATTCCCAAGTGTAATTGCAGTTCTAACAGGTAGCTTTCTATACTCTTGTTCGTAGCTTGCATACGTAGTTTTAGGAATATTTAATTTAGTTGCTATTTCATATTGAGTGTATTTATTTTTTTCTCTTAATTCTTTAAGTTTGTTCATATCCTCACCTCCATGTAATACGTATTGCGTACTTTTAATATATTACGTTACGCGTACTTTGTCAACAATAAATATTCTTTTTGACTTAGTTATAGGTATGTTATTTCAAAAGTACGCATATTGTGTATATAATAATAACAAGAGGTGATACTGTGTTTTCGATAAATCTTCAAAAATTACGCAAACAAAAACGTTTAACTCAAGTTGAAATGGCCAAAACTTTAGGTGTAGCTAAAACTACTTATGCAAGTTATGAACAGAATAGAAGAATGCCTGATAATAATATTCAAAATAAAATAGCTGATTTTTTTAATGTTACTTTAGATGAATTACACGGTAGAAATACTAATAAATCTAAAAATATTGAAGATGATATCGAAGTGTTAATGTTTGAAGATAAAGACGGATGGGACGAACTCCCAAAAGAGAAACGCAAACAAATACTACAAGAATTATCAGACTTAGCAGATTTCTATATAGAAAAAGAAAAACGTGCTAAAGATAATAGATAGTAATAAAAAATATAATCCCACTTTGTTGGCTTATATTTTTTTGACCAAAGACAGAACATACGTTCTGTTTATAATATAACTTTTACAAATTAGGAGAAATATTATGAATTACATAACATTTAAAGAACATATGCATCATAAATTGAATTCTTTAGACTCTTTTTATGAAAAAGTGACTGAGTTTCAACAAGAAAAAAATAGAGGACGTGCAAAAAAAGCAAGATGGAATGAAGCAAAAGTACAAAGAGTTATCGATAGTATGTATGAAGACCTATTAAAAAATATATATCAACAAGTTATAACACAAATTGAGAAAAATGGTAAAAAAACAGAATATCAATGGATTGAGTATATGGAGAATAACGAAATATATGAAAATTTAGATCAATCTATCTATGAGATAGAAATTGAGTAATAAAATACTTACTGATATTCTTATATAAATAATAAAAACAAAGGGGATATATAAATGAAAAAGATTTTATCAATAACTATCATAGGCAGCCTATTACTTAGTGCTTGCTCTAACGATGAAATTAACACATCAGATAAAAACAAAAACTCTCAATCTAGTAATAAAAAATCTAATAATAATAGTGATAAGAAATATATAAAGGAATATCAAAAATATGCTAACAAAACTATTGATGAAATTTATAAATTGCTTCAATATGTTGATACGCTAAACAATCCTGATGAAGAAGATGTTTCAAAATTTTATTTAAACACCGCAACTAACTTAGAATTAGCAAAAAGTGAGTTTAATAAAAATACAAATAACTTAAAAGCACCAAATAAATATAAAGAGCGTGTAAATGAAATTGACAGTATAAATCAAGGATCCAGTGAGGGACTTAGAGTTATGGTAACCGCCATAAAAGAATATAACAATGACGAAATAACTGAAGACGAGTTTAGTGAGAAAATTGAAAAAGGCGAAAAAACGTTTGATAAATACCCAACTAAGTCAGAAATAGATGATGAGGAAATAATAAAAACTTTTGATAAAGAAACACAGACTAAGATTAAAAAGATTAGCGATATAACTAACGGAGAAGAATTTACAAATGAAAGTGAAGATAACGAAAGTTCTGACTCCTTTAATGTAGTTGATGATTTAAAGGAGGTTAAATCAGAAGATATTACTTACACTCAAAAAGTTAATAATTTAAATGTTAATTTTAAAGAAATGAAAACATATAAAATTAAAGTGACCGAAGATAATGAATACGAATTTGAAAACTATAATGTTGGAGATACCGCTTATGTCCTGGGTATTGAACTAGAATTAGAAAACACATCAGAAACTCCACAGGAGTATTTTATTGATCAAGCAACAATTATTACAAATAATCAAGAACAAATTGACCCCTCTTTAATAACATCTAACAAAATAATCAAAACCGATTTAAAAGGTAAAGTTAAGTCGAGCGGTATAATCTATTATGAATTAGAAACATCAACAGCAGATAATTTAGAATGGTTAGATTTTATTTTACCTGAAATGTATGATGATGAATCAATGGATGTAACTTTTGAAGAGAAAAAATTACGTTTAGAATTTTAAGTCCTTAAATTTAGCTGACCACTAAAATGGCCAGCTTTTATTACAAATCAAAACCGAACATATGTTCTTTAAATAAGGGGAATTTATCATGAAAATAGCAGAAATAGTAAATGACATAACAGAAAATGTAGTATTTGATAAATATGATTTAAACATTGATTATTTGAGTACAGCGTACGGAATATTAATACATTATAACGACGCTACAAGTTTATATATGAAAAAAAGAAACAAAGATATTATAAGTATCAAAAAAGATACAAAAATTAATATGTGGAAATCATTCACTCATGAACTTGGTCATATGTTCCTACATTATACAAATCAAAGATGTTCTCATCCTATGTTCAACGAAAAACAGGAAGCAGAAGCTGAAACCTTCTCCCTTCTCATGAGAATGCCCGAGAGAATAATAGTTGATAATAAACTATGGACAGTAGATCAAGTAATACAATATTTTAACGTATCATATGAAGATGCATATTTAAGAATGGAATTATTAGCAAATAGAACTAAAACTAACCGTTTAGTTGGTATTAATTCGTACAGTAATTAAAACTAAAGGAGTTGGTAGTAATGAAAACTATAAAAAGAAATAATAAATGGCAGTACGATTTTGGTTACGAAGGAAAAAGATATAGGAAAGGTGGATTTAAAACTAAAAAAGAAGCAATTCAAGCTGGAAATGAAAGATATAACTTATTATTTAAAGGATACAAAGTAAACGATCAACTCCCCTTCACAAAATATTATCATGATTGGGTAAAAATTAATATTGAAGGTCAAGTATCTGACAAAACATACAATAGATATTTAGCTTCTATTCAAGTGTTTGAAGAAAAATTTGGGGACCTATCTCTCAATAAATTAACACAATTAAAATATAGGGAATTATTGAAAGAATACGGTGAAGGTAAATACTTAAATACTACAAGAGACGGAAGAACTCAAATTAAAAATGAAGGAAGAACCACAAATAGTGTTCAGAAATTACATTATAACCTACGTACAGTTATTAAGGATGCATTATTAGAAGGTTTAATTTATAGAGACCCTACTATTGGTGCAAAACCCAAAGGTATTAAATCAGCTAAATTAGAAGAAGAAAAGTATATTACAATTACACAATTAAATGAATTAAAACAATATGTTTCTGAAAGAAAGCAATTATCCCACCTATTTTTATACATCTTAATTATTACAGGTGGTAGATTTTCTGAAGTTCAAAACCTCCAATATTCTCATTTAAAACAAAAAGATAATAAAATACATTTGCCAGGTACAAAAACTGATGCTGCACCTAGAACTATACCTATTTCTAATAAGGATATGACATTCATCAATAATTTTCTACAAGAACGTGAAATGAATTCTAATAATTATATATTCCATACTGGTGTAGGTCTGATAACTAATGCATCTGTTACAAAAGTTTATAAAAATTTTTGTTTAAAAAATAAAATCGGTAATCGTACATTACATTCTATAAGACATACACACTGTTCTATGTTAATACATGAAGGCGTATCTATTTATTATATAAGTAAGAGATTAGGTCATACTTCAATTAATACTACCCTTTCAATATACAGTCATTTATTAGAAGAAACTGAAAAACAAGAAGATGAAAAAATAATAGAAATTTTAGAACACTTCTAA